GTTTACTGAACGCTCGTAAAGGCGTTTCTCTTTAAATAGAAACAGAGAATAAATAAATATCACATATAAAGGAGGATTTTTAATTGCAACAAAAAATAGAATATTTTACACGTTTCCCAAATGGCTATATCCAAGGGAATATCAAAACAAAATATGGAGTTAGTAGGAAATTTTATATCACATACATACTTATAGATAAATACAGATCGTATGAAGACTATAGTTGGATTACTATTCGTAAAGTAATGGAATTCTATGGCTATAAAACAACCAAGCATAAACCAAAAGCATTTCAGGAAATTCTTGATGTACTGGAATATATGATTAATAACAAAATGATTGAAGTTCAACAGGATCTTGACACACTCGGATATGATACTGGCATTGAAATTAAGATCATTCCTGAAAATTTTGATGCTGCTGACAAATTCTCAAAAATCACATCTTCTCAGCTTGATTTTATTATGATGAACGAATCTAGTATTAATAAAGAGAATATATTAATGGCTTTTCTTTATATTAATTCGTATATTTTCATTCGCCCAAAAAATAAAGATAATGAAGAAACTATGTATAACCCTGAATCCAAACCAGAAGCTTTTTGGCGAAGTATAGAATCTATGTCAAAAGAACTTTCTATGTCAAAGGATACAATTAATCAATGTATCCAATGTCTCACTTCTTCTATTGGAAATAAAGAACCGCTTCTAATTAAAAAAGAAGTTGGCAGCATTAAACCTGATCCAAAGAAACCACCACAAAATGTACCAAATATATATGTACTTAATAAAGAAGGCTACGAACAAGAGATTGAGTGGGCTATTGCTAAGATGCTGGAAATCTATAACGTAGACTCATTTGGAGAAATTAAAAACGGCAATTAAAAATAATTTTAATAAAAACCCTTTTGCAATAAGGGAATATATAAATGTAACAAATAAACACGTATCACACTATAAAGGAGCGATGATATGAACAAAAAATTTTATTTAACAAGGAGAATAAGTATTTATGACAAAGGAAACACAGAATCATGTAATGACAAGAACTATGAAACTTAGGAAAAAGGTTAATTTAGTATGCTACCCAAAATTGTGTGAAGCTGATTTTGGTGAAACAAATTTAAATTTGGCAGAACGTTTAATTTCCGATTGGAAATTTGATCAAAACAGAAAAAGAGATTGTAATATAAGAGACTTAAATAAAATGGAGGAATTTGTTTAATGAGATACGAAATAATGGCAAATACAGTAATAAAGATTGATTTACATAACAACTATTCTGTTGTTGCTTTTGCAAAATGGAATGTTGAAGCAGAAAAATATTCGGTTGATTTATATATAAAAGAAAATACTATTGATCATCTTGATTTACTTGATGATTATAAAAATATTATTTTTGAATCAGACATAAAATCCATTAAAACAGATATAACAAAGTATATCGAAACACTTTATAACGAAGAAAAAATCAAAAGATATATAAAAAGAAGTGAATATGAATTGAAATGTTTTAATATAGGTAATGAAATTATTTCAACTTCTAAGGAGGTTTAAATAAGATGATTTGTAAATACTGTTTTTCTGATACAAAATATGGACATGCTGCCGGTTGTCCTAATTATAATCCTAAACCAAGTAATTATACCTGCTGCTATTGTAAAGAAGGTATTTATGATGGAGAAGATTTTATTGAAAATTCAGATGGTGAATATATACATAGAGATTGTATTCCTGGTATTGATTTTTTGATTGATTGGCTAGGATATGAAGTGCATGAGATGGGAAAGAATGGTTACTATGATAGCTGACAAGTTATGAACAGCTTTGATGTTGATAAAGTACCTGTTTATTTTGAATAATGTGTAAGTAAATAGAAATTTCATTTGAAGAATATATAAGTGAAACATAATAAATAAAAGATAAAAGGAGGATTTATGGCTGGTATTAGCGTACCTCAATATGAGATTTTTAAAATTGGAACAAATAAACTAAAGTATTCTAATTGGGATTTACAGATTACCAAAGAAGAGGCTTTCAAATATCAGGAACTCATATCACTGTTTGAAGCTCAAGAGTTCCGCATAATGGCAAATAAGATTTTAGAAAAACCTATTTGGAGTATTGATTTTTCAAAGATATTTATGCAGGTAGTTGTTGATAAAAAATCTGATTTTGCAAGAGTGACTGGTAAAAAAGGTGTTACCATAAATGGTGTTAATTATAAACGCTTTGTTGGAACTACTGGTGGATTAAAAAACAATACTCTTCTCTTCTGCAATTCACAATACATTGACAAATTAAATGAATTATGTGAATGCAAGAGAAATCCAGATACTAAATTAGTTCCTGCAAAATACGAAGCTTACAAAGCATTAACATGTTCTGCATCACAACCAATTTGTGATCCACATGGAATTTTAGTCGTAAAAGATTGTATTACACAATATTTCGCAGATGTTATATCACTCGATGACGGTGGCGATTCAAAAGAACCGACAAGAGAAATTATTAAAGACAAAGCTCTTGAAAACAATGTATCTGACGGTTTTAATCTTTGTACTATACAATATATGCAGCGAGTAGCTGAATCTTTAGGTCTTGATTATATTCCTGGCGGTGTGTGTTTGAGAAATGCATGGCTCAAAGGAATGCTCTATCCGTTCCCTATTTATGAATTTATTGAAAAATACAATAATGGTAATTATATGATTGAAGATATTTGGGGAAATATGCAAGATATTCGTCAATGTGAAATGATTGTCACAGAGTCTTCTCTTAAATTATGGGAAGCGTATGATAATATTGAGCAATATGTGAATGCGTATAAGGAATGTGGATATGGATTTTCTGTAACAAAAATTTCACCACATGTTCTTGAAGAACAGAGAGAATTGAATTACCAATATCTCCAGTCTTATGAATTTACAGACGAAGATGTTGAGGAATTGTGTGCACCAACAATCAACTATTTAAAAGATGCTATGTGTGGTGACTACTCTTCTACCGTTAAATTTCTTGGTGTTAACGAAAATACTGATGTAAATTCATGGCAACGTGCTTTATATACAAGCAAATATATGTTAGGAGATCCATATATAATCGACTCTGTACATAGATATATCAAGAAAAAAATGAATGATGCGAAGATTGGTAAATTATTTGTAAAAGGTAACTATCAGATTGCAAGTGGTGATCCATTTGCTCTTATGCAATCTATTTGTGGTTTGGAAGTTACAGGTTTATTAAAAGCAAATGAATGTTATTCAAAATTTTGGATTGATAAAAATGAAGATGAAATTGTACTCTTTAGAAGTCCAATGACAAGTCATAATAATATTCGAATGTGTAATATCAATAATTCAGATGAATGTCAGTATTGGTATCAATATATGAATACTATCATGATTATAAACGGTTGGGATTCATTTTGTATGGCTGAGAATGGGGAAGATTGGGACTCGGATCTGAACTTTTCTACTAATAATCCTGTTATGAAAAGACGTTATAGATACTTACCTGCTATCGAATGTGTCCAGCGAAATGCAGAAAAAATTGTTATTACTGAAGCTGCTGTTAAAAAGACAAATAAAGCAGGTATGGGAAATCAAGTTGGAACAATCACTAATTATGTCACATCTATGATGGAAATTCAATCTCATTTCGAGAAAAATTCACCTGAATATAAAGAATTAGAATATAGAATAGAATGTGGTCAGCTCTATCAGCAAAATGAGTTAGACAAAATTAAGGGAATTATTGCAAAACCAATGGAAAGTAGTTGGTACAATTTAGGTGCTTGCGGAGAGAATAAATATTTGCAATCGCTTTGTGCATATAGAAAGCCATACTTTATGATTTATGTTTATGATGAGATAAAAAGACAGTACAAGCAATACATTAAAGAAAGTAATGCTAAATGCTATGCTATCTATAAATGTTCTATCGAGGATTTGTATAATAAAGATACCCTTACAAAAGAACAAAAAGATTTTCTATTTTGGTACGAAAGAAAAATGCCAGTTGGTACAGGGAATTGTTCTATGAATCAGATTTGTAAATATGTTGAAAGTCAGTTAGATGGTTATAAATCGCAATTACATAAGGACTCTTCATTTGATTATAATACATTGAAGGTTAAAAGACGTTGCACAGAAGAACACAGACAAGCTCTGCGAGAACTTGAACAATATTACTGTGAATGTATTAAGGAATATAAAAAGAAGCAGGGAAAAGAAAAAGGAATACAACTAAATAGAACTGATATCTTTGATAAGCAGGACGAATTTGACAAATATTATCAACGTGCAAGTATGGTTGAAATGTTTAAGAAGAAAGCCGAAGAAATATGTCCAAATAATGATGAACGTATGAATATCATTCTTGATATGACTTATGGATATAAAGGTAATAGACAGTTTTGTTGGGATTGTATTGGAGAACTAATTATTAAGCGTTTAGAAGAAATGGAGGAAGAAGTTGTATATACTGAATGAAAAAGAATATATTAGAGAGATATTAGCGTCTGGTAATAAACCAGACAATATCTCGAATGGATATCTGATAACATTGATTGCTAAGTATTATTTTGATAGAGGTAAAGATCCAAATATTCTAATTGATACAGTCAAGACCAAGATGCTTGAATTTAACATTGAAGGATATCAGGAATATAGATATGCTAGTAAAATCAAAAAAACATGTATTGATTTATATGATTCAGAATCAAAAAATCTATTTAGGGAACTTGAGTATGTTCCTATCTATGAAAAAGAATTAAAAGTCGTGGAATCTCTTCCAAATGATCGCCAAAAGAAATTTATGTTTACATTATTTGCTATTGCAAGATATATGAATAGTGAAGGATGGATAAATAAAAAAGATTCAAAAGGTCTTTCAGAAGTATTTAAACTTGCCAATGTTACTCTCTCATCTGATAAAAAGAAAGAATTGTTGCATGAGTTATATAGTAATGGTTATATTCATTTTGGGAAAAAAGTGAATAATCTTAATATCAAAATAGATTTAGGAGACACTGATGATGATATTGCCTATAAGGTAATTAAATTTGAAAATATTGGTAATCAGTACATAGGGAATTTTAAAAAGGGATACAAGCAGTGTGCAAATGGATGTGGAAGAAAAATTAAAATATCAAAAAAAGGTCGTCCTAAATTGTATTGCTCTAAATGTGCATATGAAATTAAACTTAATCAAAATAATATATATTATCATGAGAAATGAAATTTTAATGAAAAAATACAATTCCGAAAACCCTTGATTTATAAGGCTTTTTGGCACATTTTTACAAAATATTTGTTTTTCTTAAATGTAGATATAGTGAAATATTTATAAGATATGATACAAAAACGATTGTCATGGAAGAAACAAACCGACAATCTTTGTATGTCTGCTCTGCTGCTCTTTTGAGTGGCATTGCAGATTTAGAATGAAATCAGCTTTTCTTGGCTGATAAAACAGAGAATATATAATTGTCGAGAGACATTATAATATTTCGTCTAACACATGGATATATTTTAGTTGCTGTGAAGCCATGTGAAAAACTTGTGTATGAGTGTGAGAAACCAAGTGAGTTCAGCAAGCAAAAACTTGTACCATACATTTCTGTGGAAGTTATTTGAAGGCTATTGTTATTATGACACATGAGCCAAAGGCGTTTTCAAACAGAACAATTCTAAAAATTATTTCTAAGATTGGTATATATTCATATTGTACTACCTCTTCTTATATGTGTCGGTGACTGTACTACAGTTCTTGTAGTATGGTCGCTGATAATTCTTAATTATTATAGCGGAATGACGAGCAATGGAAGCTCACTTGGCTCATAACCAAGAGTATGCAGGTTCGAGTCCTGTTTCCGCAACTCTCCTACTTGTAGGCGGCAGGTTTCGTGTCGTTAAATAAACTTAGTAATAAGGATAAAGCAGGAATGTCTTTAGTTTGCATAAGACACTGCGACTGCGTATAGCAGTTTGACGGAAAACACAGATAATCTATACCAAATCTAAGGTCAGAGGGCAACTGCTAATGACTATTTATGAATCTTTGTAGATTTGATAGCTCTGGTAAGCTTGATAATTCTTAGATAAGTTGATTTGGTAGGTGTAATGAGAAATGTGCTGTATTAACATGGAAACATGGGTATGATTACTGTTTTATTGGTGCGATTTCCGCAAGAAAAAGTGCTGATATTGATTGTTGCAACGTTTCTTAATGCGAAAGCAAGGAACAGAACAACGAGGCAAGTCGATAGCAAGACGAACAGAATGGTGATGATTGGGCTGTACTCAAAAGGTACAGATGATCAAATGTACACCTCATCGTTCATATTATGCAAAAAATTACAACATACTTTTGATACTCTTGAAGAAGAAAATATAATGCATATTTATATTAAAGGTAACTTGATATTTAAAGATAAAGCAAAAGTGTGTATGACCGCAAAGATACAAACAACTTATTCATCTGCAATATGGTGACATATAGCACTCGCAAGGTACTATATGAGAAAATACGAGTAGACGCAACCGTAAGAGATTTGCACTCTCTGAACCTCGCAAGGGACGATGTACCGAAAGGAAATCTATAATGCTTTGTGGTAAGAGTTTGCCAATTTTCACAAAATTGGTGTTGTTGTTACCTACAGTCTAATCGACTGTGTGATAAATTGTGTCCAACCACAATAGATGGTAATGTATTAGGTCAATATCTCAGCCTATATTAAGTAGAATCTCATACTTAGGTATGGGATTTTTTTACTTTTGGGGTGTGTAGCTCAGTTTGGCAGAGCACTCGATTAAAAATCGAGTTGTCGATGGGTTCAAATCCCTCCACGCTCACTCTCTTCTGCTATTCAGCAGGAAATAAATCAAGAAAGAAGTGAAAATTATTAAGTACATTTCAAAAAATGAAATTGAAAAATTATTATCTGAAGGTGTAATTAGAAACACAAGACGAGGATATGTAGATCGCAGAGGCGAGCATATTGGATATTACAAGACTTGTGGTGGAAAGCGTTACATCGAAGATAAATATGTCAAGTAGGTTTTGCTTATGAAAAATCGAATTGAATATAAAGGATTTTATATTGACAAGACTGAAAATGGCTATCGTATCTGTAGACAAGAAGATACAGAAAAACATACTCATCTCTTAAATCTTAATCCATCGTATAAGCTTATAGACAATGTGCTATCTAATAAAATTCCCACTCGTTGTGGATGTTATTATTTGGAGTCACATATTCGTTTAAGTTATGATGAAAATTATATTAGAAAGATTCGTGAGTATATTGAAGTAAAACAGAATAAAACGAAACAAATGTATTTTAATCCTGGCAGAAAACGTTCTGGTGGGAATTTTTAATTTTATGGAGGAAAAGGAAAATGGCAAATTTTGTTTTTAAGGAAACTAAGCAGACTTCTATGAAGATTGCAGGTATCATTGACACAGATAATATGACCATCAATGTAGATGGCGAAGATAAGAAACTTACTACTCTTCTATCGGTATTTAACGGTGGTGGTGTTGAAATAAATGTGAAGGTAAAAGAGGAAAATGAACTCGATGAGCCTACTGAATCTAATGAAGAATAGAGAGTAGGTGAACACTATAATAGACTTACATAGATTGGAAAATGAAACAGATTTTGAATGGAAATTAAGATGTTGTCTTGCAAAGAAACGTAAAGAGACAGATATGGATTGGATTGAAATTCGAGATATGCTTGGTTTGAACATTACACCAGATCAGCTTAGAAAACAGGCTGTTGGATATGAAGAGTATGATAATTATATTCACAACTGTGAGGGTGCATCTGAAAGAATTTTATGTGTGTCAGATGTTCATATTCCGTTTAATTTACCTATTGATATTTTTGCAGGCTATAAGGGAATTGTAGACACTTTAATAGTCAATGGTGATTTATTGGATTGTTTTTCATGTTCCGCATTTCCTAAAAAATTCAAAATAAATCTTGATGAAGAACTTGTTTTAGGAAGACAGTATATTATTGATTTAATCAATCTGACTACACCTAAAAAGGTAATGTTTGTGATGGGAAATCATGAATACCGTATGCAAAGATACTGTTCTGATAGATTATCAAATGAATTACTTGGCATCATTCCAACAGATCCGCTAGGAATGATTGTAGACGATGGATTCAAAGTTAATGATGAAAGAAATAAAAGACACAATATTCTTCTATTCGTGAAGTGTTTGAAGATTCAAATATTGAAATCGTTTATGATAAAGAATGGTGGATAAAAGAAGGTAATGTAATTTTCTGTCACCCATTAAATTATTCATCTGGTATGTTAAAAACAACAGAAAAGGCAGTCAATTATTTCTTGCGTTTAGATCGCACATTCACTGGAATCGTAATGGCTCATACCCACAAAGTAGGAAGTTTTACTCAAGGTGGAATAAAAATGTATGAACAAGGTTGCGTGTGTGATTTGGATAAGCTGGATTATAACAACGGTAAACTTATAATTCCAAATCAGAACGGGTTTATGTATCTTGCATTGGATTCAAATGGAGACATTATTGATTCTAAGACTAGAATTATTACAAATTTCATGACAAAGTAGACCGAGTACGAGTGACTTGGTTTTTATATTATGCATAAGTAACTATGAAAATTGGGCTAATTTTCTACTTTTAATTAGTCCGATTGTATAGAAATTGTGATGTTGCTGTCACAATTGTATGTATCGGAGGGAGTGTACTCAAATGAGACGCTACCCTCTTTTTGTATTAAAAAAATAAATAAAGGAGAAAATTAAAATGACGAAATCAGAGTTAATTAAAGGAATTCAGAACGAGGTATCTATTAATATACCACAGAAGGATGTAGCTGAAATTTTAGACGCACAGGCAAAGGTCGTTGCAGATGCAGTTAAAGCAGGTGATGAAGTTACTATCCCTGGTATTTGTAAGGTAAAATCAAAGGATGTTCCTGAGAGAACTGGCAAAGTAATGATGGGTGCAAATAAGGGAGACACATGGACTAAGCCAGCTCACAAAGAGGCTTGTGTTAAAATTGTTAAAGCTCTCAAAGAGATTTTTGCTTAATCTGAAAGGTCGTGAACTCTTTGAATAAGAATAAATACGAAGATATTGAAATGATTGACCTTGAGAATAAGGCTGAAGACATCACTGATATTTTTATCAATCGCTTATATCATACAGACAAAACCGTTGGTGTAGTTGTCAATAAGGAAATTGCCGAATATATTCTTGACGAACTCGTGAAAATTGACGAAACAAGCATTAAAGAAGTTGATCTTGTTGATTATATGGAAGTCAATGAATATCTTGTATCTGTTGATGATGGTGGTGCAATCACTGTTGTTCCTATCGAGGACTTTTGTGTTCTTGATAAAACAGATATTTTCTACATTGATATGGATGGTGATATTGAGCAGAATATCATTGATTATTGTGTAAATGAGGATAAAGAAGTTATTTTGTTTGGTCAGGAAGATAACTGTGATGGTAATTGTGAAAACTGTAATTGTCATGATGAGACTTATTTATATACTTCCGAAGACGAAGATGAAAATACTTACGGATTTACTACCAGTAAGTCAGATGGCGACTCTTATATGAGTTATTCTTACTACTCTAGCGATGAGTTGAGTCATGAAGATATTCAGAAGATGTTAAAAGCTTTTGGATTTTAGATTTTTTAGAGTGTGTGGCGTATGCTGCACACTCTTTTTGTTATGGGTAGGTCGTATAGCGGCAATTACTCCCGACTGTAAATCGGGTACTTCGGTTTCGTTGGTTCGAGTCCAACCCTGCCCACTAATTATATTAAATATTTATAATAGCGATTTAGTTGAGTAACTACTATCTCGCTATTTTGTTATGAAAGGAAGTGATTTAGTGGCACATGTAACAAGGGTAAAGTATTTTACCAAGGATAAGGAAAAATTCATAAATCCTGATAACTTGAAGAAATATAAGAAATATCTACAATCAAATATTATTAAAAATCAGGATGTTAAAGACACTACATATAAAAGATATGAAGGATTGTTTCGTCATTTTCTTATGTGGTTAGGCGAAAACTATGGTGATTTAGATTTATATTCAGATGAGTTTATGGAGAATGCCGTTGATATTATGGAGAACTATATTATGTTCTGTCAAGAAACACTTCTGAATCATAAAAAGATTATTAACATGAAAATCTCTGCTGTTAGTTCATTCTATATTTGGTCTATGAAACGTGGTTTCGTTAAGTATCATCCTTTTGACGGTAAACTTGATAGAATGAAGAAAGCTAATGAGGAACATATTTTGAACTCTTACTTCCTTACAGAAGAACAAGTTCAGACAATCCGTAGAGAATTATCTGAAAATGATAAGTATTCAATTCAGGATCAAATTTTATTTGAGGTAAGTTTTGACTCAGCAAATAGAATTGGTGCGTTGTTAAGGTTGCAACTATCTAAACTTGATTTAGAGAATAACATGTTCGTAGATATAAGGGAGAAGGAAGGATACCGTACACAGGTGGTTTTCGGGGATGTTGCAAAAGAACTTATTCAAGAATGGCTTGAAATGCGAAAGAATGATTATGACCACTTGGAATGTGATTCATTGTTAATTACAAAATACAATGGAGAATATAAACCTATGGGTGATAGTGCAATCAGAGATAGAATGAAGAAATATGGTGAAATCATTGGAATTTCTGACTATAGACCTCATTGCCAACGTAAGACTAGGCTAAATCTTGTATATGAAGAAACTGGTGATTTAGCATTAGCAGCCGAGCTTGCCAATCACCGTTCGACTGAAACCACTAGGGAGTTCTATTGCAGGAAACAAACTAAAGCAGAAGTTATGAACAAAATTAATGCTTTAAGAAGTAAAAATTCTGATGTTACTGACGAAAATACCAAATAATCTTCCGAAACCACTCAGATATATGTAATCCGTGAAGATACTAAGGATGCTGATGAAGCTTTCGTCTAATATCATTTTTCCAATATCAATCATAGAAGTGATCGTGCTTCCCTACGTTAATGAGAACCATTATTATGATTAAAAACTATCCACAGAGTTTTGTAAGAAATGGCAAACTGTCTTTTCTGATTTTTACAATGGAAACATCGAATTGTTAGATAAGAGATATGAAACCTTATCGAGAGGTCTTTGCTCCGAAGACTGAAAATATGTGGAGAATAATCAGTAAGCATGGATACCTTGTGTGTCTTAGGGTACCTAGTTTGTATCTGAATAATAACTGCATGTGTACAGTGCAATATCAGCTAGTTAGTGCTTTATGCTGAACATTGGGGTGTCGCCAAGCGGTAAGGCATAGGGTTTTGAATCCCTACATCCAAGGTTCGAATCCTTGTGCCCCAGTTATGATTTCGTAGCCAAGTTGGTTAAGGCATCGGACTGCAACTCCGAGGGCGTGAGTTCGACTCTCACCGAAATCTTTTTATGCGGTAAACCTGATGTCAAAACCTATTTTTTAGATGTATACGGAACTTAGGCATGTAAGCTCAACACTTACTACCGCTCTTATGTTTTTTATAACTTTTTAGTTATTATAACAACATATTCTATTTAAACTTTTTTTTAGATTTTCGATCAGCATGTGGAGAGATATATAAAAAAAGTTGTTCAAATCCTTTTTTATTATGATATACTGTATATCAAAAAAGGAGAAAAATTATGGAAAATTTACTCAAAAAGTTTAATATATTTGATTTATTTACTATGCTTATTCCAGGTGTGATTATTTTAACTTTATCCTGTATTTCATTATCATTCGAATATTATGACAGGTGGACAAATTGGGAAAAGGAAAAATATGTAATCTTTTTTGTAATTAGTTACTTGTTAGGTATAGTTTTTCAACAGCTTGGAAATATAGTTGATCAAAAATGGATATATAGACATGTATATGGTGGAAGCCCTAGAGAAATTTTTCTTTTAAAAGATAAATATATGAAAATACTAAATAATGAATTGGCTTATAAGGACGCATTAAATATAAAAAAGTATTTAATTAATTATTTTGATATAGATACCAAAAATATTGGAAATATTGAACAACAAAAGCAATTAAACGCAAGAATATTTTCATATTGTTTAAACATTGTAGAAATAAATGGGTTATCATTCAAGGCTGATAAAATGCTTGTTATTTCTGAAATGAGTAGATCATTGTCGTTAGGGTTTATATCTATAATTTTATTAAATCTGCTTATGATTCTATTTTTTCATTTTCATTATGTATTTTTTCTTATGGAAAATATTATATTATTATTTTTAGTTTATATATTTTTTGATAGAAAAAAACAAT